TGGAGAATGCCTACAGCGATCAAGTCGCGTGGGCGGACCCAAAATACCTGGGTACCAAGGACTTGAGCGTCAAGCAAGAGATCCTAATCAAAAGGGATGACCCCAGTTGGGCACCCAGAATAATCTACGCCGGCAATGACGCTTATAATGCTGTCACCGGCCCGGCCGCGATGATCGCCATGGAAAGGCTCATCGAACTCACCAAAGACACTCCCGTCGGGGATGTCTTTGTCAAATATGCCTACAAGACGTCTGACGTCGAGTTGGCAGAGTTCATCCAAGCGGACCCGTCCCTCACACAGCATGTGGAGGGAGATTATTCGTCCAATGACAAATTGCAGAAGTATAGCGTACTGGACATATACATCGCCTTCTTGCACAAAGTCAATTTCGCGGCCTGGTACCCGCGTCTCCTCCGCAGCATCCAAAATTTCCGGGTGCAAAACAGGAACTTCGGCATCCGTGCCAACCTTGCCAACCAGCTTCCAACTGGTTGTACCGAGACCACCGTCCGCAACTCACTGTACAACACAGTGATGTTCGCAGTAGCGTGCAAACGCCAGCGTCGCCGAGCTCGTGCCCTCATCTTAGGGGACGATCTTTTGGCGGCAATGGACCGTCGTTTCGACCTCGCCAAGTGGGTCGGCGACGTTGCACGTTTTCGGATGGTGCTCAAAGCCAAGGAGCCGAAGCTGGCCGGACAGGCCACTTTTCTTTCGCGAAGATTCATTTGCGAAACCAACACCACGTGCATGATACCGCTGATTGGTAAAATGCTTGCCCGCTTTAATTGTAGGGGCACCTCCAACCAGGCCTGTTCCGACAGCCAGTACATGGCCGGCAAGGCTCTAAGCTATGCTTACGAGTGCCGGCATGTGCCCTGGATGGTGGATTACTTCCTTCGACGCCATGAGATGGAAGTAAAACAAATCAGCGCCAAGGGACAGAAGATGGTTACCCTTGATGATCTCACGTGGTTCGCACGAACTAGCGGCGTGGAATTCAACAACATTGTTCAAGCCATACGAAACGAACAAGTATTGGTGTCAGATGATGATTTTGAATGTTTTGTGATCCAACAGTACGGTTGCACTTTTTATGAGTTGCGCGACCTGATGGAGAACATTATTCTTAATCCTGAGCAATTAGTTGTCGACCTGCCGCATTTCGACTTCTTCAAATGCGACGTTTAGTCCGAGTTCAAACTACAGAGGTCCCTTGCTTCTTGGTTTGACCTCGGGGTGGCTCCCAGTGCCTACCGGCCAGCACCTGCAACAGCC